ACCCTCATTTCTCGATTTTTCACAGATTTTTGTGCCACCCCCATTTTTATCTTTTAATATCAAAGACTTGCGTGGCTTTTGGGTGGCACACGCCTGTCACATGTTTATTTCCACTTATTGTAAGGCATTGATAATTAAGTGTTAATTTGTCACAAGATTTTTCCTTGGGTGGCACAGGATTTAGGGCAGCGGGCGTGATGACATGACGTTTAGCGTCATCCTTCTGATTTTCACGTTTATGTATTGACATGTATCTGACTGGATGATTTATGGATATGCTGTGGTAACATATGGAGATTACGCCGTGGAAATTAGAATGATACTGGACGATCATATCGCAGATTACGTCAAAGCCGTTGCTAAGGCGCGGCGATGCACGACGGGTTCGGCTATCAATACGCTACTGGAACAGGTGGTGAAGGATGGAAAGATCAGGATCGTTGACGATATATTGGTCAGTCCGCATCGGCCCCATGTCCAAGATGATGAAGCGCCGATGTAATGCATGACATATGGCACAAAGCGGTCTTCATCGAAACGTTCAGAATTAAAAATGGCGAAGAGGCTGTTCTTGGGCCTTTTCGCGACCAATACGGAAATGAAATTCAATCGATCCAAGTGGCGCAATATTTCGGAAGATGCGTCAGGAAGTTGGCCCGAACATGTGGATATAGTTCCGTGGCGAGGAGGAGGGTTAAGAATGAATTACCGTTATTGGTGCGCGAAAATTTCGACGGCAGCATAGTTATAGCCAGGAATAACCCAAAATAAATAGGAGGCAAAATGTCTGATCCGATTTCAGCATTCATCGACCATATGCGCGACGTTGAGTGCGCCCCGGATGCGGCGGTGCAGATAGCGGCAGATGATAAGATGCACCGTTTCAGGCTCGACGGTGATAAGCCAAAGGTGGAAAACGGCAGCTATATTCTGCGCGTTGACGGCGACGGTTTCGCAGTTGGCGGGTGCATGAATTTCCGCGACGGCATCTGGCACAAGTGGCATATCAAAGCTGCGCGCAAGACCACTGACGCCGAACGCGCGGAATGGAAAGCCCGCACGGATGCGGCACGAAAGGAACAAGACAAGGCCCGCGCTGATGAAGCAGCTGCTGCTGCGGTCAAGGCGTCCGAGATATGGAAAGCCGCCACCACCACCGGAATCAACGCCTATCTAACGCGCAAGGGGTTCACCGCTGAGGCGCTTGGGTGCCGCATGTCGCGCGGGTCGGTTGTGGTGCCGATGTGGTCGGGTGGTAAGATTACAGGGCTGCAATTCATCGACGATGACGGCGGCAAGCTGTTCCTGAAGTCCAGCGCCAAGGAAGGCGCATACCACGCCATCAAGGGCGAAGGTGACTTGCTGGTGATAGGCGAGGGGCTGGCGACGATGGGCGCTATCCATGCCTCAATCGGATGCAGCGTAATCGTGGCGTTTGACGCTGGCAACCTTAAGCCCGTGGCGCAGGTGATGCGCAAGAAGTATCCAGACAAGCGGATCGTTTTTGCCGCCGATGGGGATCAATGGACCCTGCCAGCAAGCAATCGACCCGATGATTGGGACAACCCTCCAGGCGACGATCCGCGCTGGCAGGAATGGCGCGAGGCTGGCCTATGCGTCAACACGGGCGCGGATAAGGCGGCACAGGCCGCTGTTGCTATCGGTGGCGCGTTGGTGCTTGCCCCGCCTATCCCCGCCATAGACCCGGCCAAGCGGACGGATTGGTGGGATTACTGGCGGGATGCTGGCGGCGATGCGGTGAAGGCTGTTTTTGAAGCCGCCATAGCCCCGCGTGATGATGTGCCGGATTATGACGGTTGGGAACCTGACTATGAGGCTATGGCTGGGGTAGTGAGTTATCCTGAACACGTTTATCCCGCGCAGACGATCTTGCGCGAGGTCAGGCCTTTGGGTTTCTCTGACAACATCCTGTATTTTTTCCCCAGATCGTGCGGACGCATCACGCCATTGACAGCACCGGCGCTTGCAAACCGTCAGAACCTTGAGATGTTGGCAGATTGGACTTTGTGGGAAACGAATTTTGAAGGCGATGTAGCAGAAAAGAAAATGACGGCGGCGGCTGCAAGCCTGCTGATACGCGCCTGCAAGATGGAGGGTATTTACAACCCAGACACAGAGCGTGGCGTTGGCGTTTGGATGGATGGGGATGAACCGATTTTGAACGCGGGCGATATGATTTATTTCCGAGACGGGCAATGTATAACATCGGACTATAAGAGCAAGAATGTCTATGTGATGGATTCCAGCATCGGGAAGCTGTCAGATGATCCTATGGGAAATGCAGATGCGTCCGAGATACTGAAAATATGCCTATCGCTATCATGGAAGGGCAAACACTCTGGCTATATGCTGGCCGGGTGGATCGTCACGGCGCTGATCGGCGGGGCGTTGCGGTGGCGGTCGCATGTATTCCTAACCGGTGAAAAGGGCAGCGGCAAAAGCTGGGTTCTGGAGAGCATTGTCAGGCCGTTGCTCGGCGGTCTTGGTCTGTCACTGGACGGCGGCACAACAGAGGCGCGGCTTAGGCGTGATCTTGGCGGTAACTCGCGGCCAATAGTGATGGATGAAAGCGAGGGGGAAACCAAAAAAGACCGGCTGTTGATGGAGCAAGTTCTGATGCTGGCGCGAAAGTCTTCCAGCGGCGCGACGATTGCAAACGCGATAGGCCGATATGTTATGCGGTCGTCATTCTGTTTCGCTGCAATCAATCCGCGCATTGTTCAGGGCGCAGACAAAGACCGCAACACGTTGATGCAGCTTTCGGTAAATCGCGGCCCGACCGCGCGCGATGATTTCAAGGCGCTTGAACGCCGTGTATTGAACGCAATAACGGAAAAATCGGCATCGGCATTGCTTGCGCGGTGCCTTCATAACCTGCCCGTGATCCTGAAAAATATTGAAACCTTTTCCGACGTTCTGGCCGAGCAAGAGGGGAGTAAGAGGTTTGGCGACCAGCACGGAACGCTGATCGCGGGGGCGTTTAGCCTGACAAGCACCAAGGAAATATCCAGAGAAGATGCGGCAGAGTGGTGCAAGCGTCATGATTGGAATTGGGCGCGGTCGGACAACGTAATGTCTGATCCTGAAAACCTGCTGGAATTTATCCTTGACGCGCGTATTCGCCACGATGATCGAGGCATGAATAGAGAAGCGCAAGTTGGACGTCTGATTGAACGGGCAATGAACGCCGATGGTCTGGATCGTGACGTGGCAACGGCGGCTTTGCTCGATCACGGGATGAAAGTTGACCAAGAGTTTCTTTACATAGCCACGCCGTCAAACCCTATGCGCGAGATTTTGAAAGAAACGGCTTGGAGCGGTTCTTACAAGCAATCGCTTGAGGGATTGGAAGGGGTTTCGCAGGAGGGCAAGCAGGTGCGGTTTACGCGTGGTATTCGCAAGCGGTGCATCGCTATCCCTATGAATCTTGTGATTGGCAGCGCGTCTGACAGTTACGAGGAAGAATTGCCTTTCGGGCCGGAGGATTTTTGAGGTGGTCCAGCTATACCCCGACCAAGCCGATCTTGTCGCCCGCGTCCGGCAATCATTGCGCAGGCATAAGGGTGTGTTGATGCAGTCGCCAACAGGTTCAGGAAAAACCCGCATGGCGCTTGATATGATCGCGGGTGCCTATGCCAAGGGATCAAGCTGCGTTTTCGCGGTGCCCAGGCGTGAGTTGCTCGCCCAAACGATCAAGACAATTTCGGAATATGGCATCCCGTTTGGGGTCATCAGCCCGGATCACACATATAACCCGCTGGCAAAGATACAGATCGCCATGACGCCAACGCTTGCAAGGCGGCTGGATAAAATACCCGCGCCGAAAATTTTGTTTGCTGATGAGGCCCACTATGGCGGCGCAGAACTTGACCGCGTTATTGAGTGGAGCCGCGCGGGTGGCGGGTGGCGTGTGGGTCTATCCGCGACACCGCTTAAGACCAACGGCAAGCCCATGTCTGACCATTACGATCACATGGAAATGGGTCTGCCCATGGCCGACCTTATCAAGATGAAACGGTTATCTGATTTCCGATATTTCGCCCCGCAACAGCCTGACCTTAGCGCAGTGGCATCGCGGAATGGCGAATATGTGCAATCGCAGCTTGCTGATTTCATGGAGGCAGATCGGGCAATTATCGGTGATGCCGTGAAAACCTATCGGGAACTCGCATTCGGAAAGCTGAACGTGGTTTTCGCTACCAGCCGCAAGCACGCGGGCATCATCAAGGATACGTTCAACGCGGCGGGCATTACCGCCATGATGATCGACGGCACGATGGGACCGGATGAGCGCAAGCGGATCATCCTGGGGTTTGCGCGGCGGGAATATACCGTTCTGGTATCAGTGGCGCTGCTGACGTTTGGATTTGATCTTGCGGCGGCGGCTGGCATGGATGTGACGGTTGAAAGCATGAGCGACCTATGCCCGCGCAAGAGCCTGCCTATGATGCTCCAGGTATGGGGCCGCGTGTTGCGCATGAAACCTGACCCGGCAATCATTGCCGATCATGCCGGTAACTGGCGCGAGAACGGCTTCCCCGACGATCCGCGCGATTGGAGCCTTGACGGCAGCAAGAAGCGCGCCACCAGCGATGAGAAGGCCGAACCGGTGCGTCAATGCGACATTGCATCAGGCGGGTGCGGTTTCGTGCATCGCCCAGCGCCTGCTTGCCCGAATTGCAAAAGGGTCTATCCGATTATGAGCCGCGAGGTTGAGCATATCGACGGGGAGTTGGCCGAGATTGACCGAGCGGCATTGGTGCGGGAAAGGAAGCAGGAACAGGGTCGGGCGGATAGCTTGGAAGCGTTGCGCGAGTTGGCAAAGCGCACGGGTAAAAACCCGCGCTGGGCTGAATATGTTTGGAACGCGCGGCAGAGGAAACGGGCGTGACCGTCCTATTCGCCATGTCCCCCGATGACGAAATATCAGTGCAGGCCGCGCGCGATTGGATCAAGCGGCACGGGATCACGGGCGATGATGCGAGGCTGGTGAAGCGTGATGGAGTGGTGCAGGTTATCGACAAAGGCACGGCGTTTGCAAAAATAAAGGGGCCTGAATAATGGCGACGAAAGAAACGAATATTCTGAACAGGTGCTTGGTTGGGTTGTGCGCGGCGGTGGGTGGGTTGTGGTTCCGCAATAATACCGGACAGCTTCCAGACAAAAATGGCCGAATGATTAAATTCGGTTTGTGCGTGGGAGGCTCTGACATCATCGGCGGAACGCCAGTTACCATCACGCCTGACATGGTTGGTCAGACGTTATTGGTCTTTACCGCCGTAGAATGCAAAACCCTCACAGGCCGCGTCAGCCCCTCCCAGACCGCGTTTATAGCTGCGGTTCGCCGTCATGGTGGTCGGGCTGGTGTTGCTCGGTCGGTTGAGGATGCGCTTGCGATTGCTTTTCCGCCGCCTGGCTGACCAGTGACCGGATCATGTCTGCCATGGATTTCCATCCGCCTTGCACGGTCGTTTCCTGAAACTGCGTTTTTTCCTCATCGGTCAGTCGGATTTGGTGGACTGCTGTTTTTGTCATTGCGCTGGCCTTGTGATTACAGTAATGTCATAACGATAGCGCATTGATAGGCGGTGCGCAAGACGGGAGAAAGATATGGAAGACCAGACAGAGATTGCAGTGATTGACACAAAGCAATTCAACCTGCCCGAGCCGACTGTTTTCAAGGAACAGATGGAGGGCGCGTTTGCGAAGATGTATGAGAAGATCGACGCCGATCTTGCAAGCCGCGTTGTGGATCTTACCACGGACAAGGGTCGCAAGCAGATCGCCAGTGACGCCCGCAGGATTTCGACTTTGAAGGTTCGCATGGTTGAAAAGGCCGGTGAACTGGTGGCCGATCAAAAGGCTATCATTGAGACGGTGACGAAAACCCGGCAGGCTATGGAGGCCGAGTTTGACAAGCGCAGGGATGCGGCCCGCGCGCCACTTACCAAGTGGGAGGAAACCGTAAAGCAGATCGAGGAACGCGCCAAGTCGGAGCGCAACTTCATGCTGACGATCCGCGCGCAATCCGTTGATGGGGTTTTGGTTGCCGACATGACCGGAAAGCAGCTTGAGGCATTGCAGGATGCGCGTTTGGAAATGGTTTTTTCCGAAAGCCTGTATGGAGATGCTGCAAGTGACCTTGCCGCGCTTAACCGTTCAACTATTGAGTTTCTGGGGGCGGCTGCAATGGCAGCGTTCAAGGCCGAGGACGAAGCCAAGGAACTTGAGGAACTGCGGGCGATGCGCGCCGAAAAGCTGGCGCAAGACGCCCGCACCGAGGCGGAACGTATCGCGGCAGAGGAAGCCGCTGCACTTGCGGAACGTCAAGAGGCGGATCGGATTGCAGCAGAGAAGGCAGAAGCCGAACGCAAAGCCGCCGAAGAAAAGCGCATCAAGGAACAGGCCGAGGCAGACGCAAAAGCCCGCGTTGAGGCGGCACAGGAAGCCGCGCGCGTTGCTGTTGCAAAGGCCGAGGCAGATGCGGCTGCATTGGTGAAAAAAGCCGCCGATGATCGAGCGGCGCAGGATAAGGCTGAGGCGGATCGCATCGCCGCAGAAGCCGCAGAGAACAAGCGGCGCGAGGAAGATCAGAACCATCGCCGCACGATCAATCAAGCGGCTGTGGCGTCACTGTCTGCGCTTGGCCTGTCCGAAGATCATTGCAAAGCCGTTGTTGTGGCGATTGCAAAGGGTCAGATTTCACACGTTTCGATCAAGTATTAAGGGAGAACGATATGCCGATCACCTACCACCACGATCTTGACCAAGGCACCGAGGCTTGGCTTGCCGCGCGTCTCGGAATACTCACCGCCTCTCAGGTAAAGTTGATCCTGACGCCGACGCTCAAGGTTGCCAACAACGATAAAACCCGCGCGCACGTTTACGACATCGCGGCCCAGCGCATCACGCAGTATCTGGAGCCGCAATTCATCGGCGACGACATGCTGCGGGGCATGGAAGATGAAACCTACGCGCGGGAAAAATACGCGGAAAAAGACGCGCCGGTGACGGAGTGCGGGTTTATTACCAGCGACAAATTCGGCTTCACATTCGGATACAGCCCAGACGGATTGGTCGGCGATGATGGCTTGATCGAGGTCAAGTCGAGGATGCAAAAACACCAGCTTGCCACCATCGCGGCGGGCGATGTTCCGGCTGAATACATGATGCAACTGCAAACAGGTTTGCTGATCACCGAACGCAAGTGGATTGATTTCATCAGCTATTGCGGCGGTATGCCTATGTGGGTTTGCCGCGTTTATCCTGACGCCGTGATCCAGTCTGCAATCATCGACGCGGCGACCGAGTTTGAGGCATCGGTGCAGAACGTGATCGCGGCCTATGATGCGGCTATCAGCGCACCCGGCGCGCGGGCTTATCCGACAGAACGGCGGGCTGAAACCGCGCTTGGTGCAGCGTTTGGAGGAGTAGAATGAACGGCATGGCAGAGGCGTTTGCGCCGAAAAGCGACCAGATCACGGCTGACGATCTTTTGTCCGGCCCAATGGTGGTCAAAATACTCGACGTTAAAATTGACCTCACAAGGCCACAACAAAAGGTTGATGTTTTTCTAGTTGGTAAAGATAGGGCTTTCCGGCCATGCAAAACTGTTGGAAAGATATTGATGAACATTTGGGGGGATGCCGATAAATGGGTAGGGCAATCAATGCGCTTGTTTCGCGATCCAACTGTTAAGTGGAGCGGGGCTGAGGTGGGCGGCGTTCGGGTCAGCCATGTGACGGGTATTGACGCGCCAGTAAAGGTTACAGTGATGGAAACGAGAACTACCAGAAAAGCCCACACTATACAGCCTCTAACCATCACTGACCCCATCGCATCCGCCCCAACAGCCCCAGACAACGCGCTTGCCCTATGCGAGGCGGCGGCAGGACGCGGCACAGAGGCTTTCCGGGCTTGGTGGGGTTCGGATGAGGGCAAGGCGTGTCGCCCCGTTGCGCAGGCCAATATCGAGGCGTTGAAGGCCATAGCGTCGGCTGCTGATCCTGCGCCGGATCAAGGCGACGACGAGCCGCCTATGTGATCCACCCCACATCGCAACGAATAACCCCGGCCAGCGATGAACTGGCCGGGGTTTTGTTTATGCGGCGTCGAACAATCCGCCCTGCGATGCCTCAGCTTCTGCCAGATTATTACCAGCCATGGCGGCATA